TCGCTGGCACCCAGGGCTGCGCAGGAGGTGGGCGTGTTCATTTTGGTGCCGTCTGCCTTGCAGTTGTCGCAGTACAGCACGTTGGTGCCCACCAGAAGTCCCTCGCGGATCAGCCACTCCTCGGTGGCGGCAAAGCTGGCGGACATTTCCTCCGTCGCGCCCTGAATCACGTCATCGACTGCGTGCATGTCCAGCTTGTCAGACAGGCTGGTGAAGGTACCAAACTGCTCAATGCCGGCAATGATCTTGGTCATGCCAAACTTCTGGCCGGTGGGGATCACACCTTCCTCCAGCTTCCCGGCAGGGTCAAAGGTATTGAACTTACGCCACTCCACCGTCTCGCCGTGGTTGGCGGGCAGACCTTGCTTCATGGCAAACTGTGCATACACGCGCTCGGCGCGGGCGTTTTCCAGCAGCTCCGTCTCGTACCAGGTCTTCATGGTGGGGCTCATGGCGCCCGTGGCCTGGGGATTGCCCTCGTAGGAATTGACGTGGCCCGTAGTGGTGTTGGTCACGGTGCCCGCGTCAGCGAACAGCTGCAGATCCAGCTTCTTGAAAATTTCCATGTTTTATTCTCCTCTCATGTCGCTGCGAGGAGGCTTTTGTCAAAACACGACTTTTTCTCCTCGCTTGATTCTTTCTCTCACCGCCGCCCGCTCTTCCGGCGTCATGTTTCTGACGTCGATGGCCGTCCGCGTGGGTGCCTGTCCGCTGCTGCCGTGTTCTACGGGTCTGCTGCGGTTGGCTTGTACGCTGGCGGCTACCTGCTCTGCCGCCTGTCTGGCGGCGGCCTCTGTGGCGGCGCGTTGGAGCTCTTCGTAGTGCACGGCGCGGTACGCAGTTTTTACATCTGCACCGCCGCCGGGTTGGACCATGCGTCGGAATACCGGGTTTTCCATCTCCTTTTGCAGGTCGAAGTGCGGGTACATCTTTTTCAGCTCGTCACCCTGTCGGAAGAGATCCGCAAAGTGTTGTTTCAGCGCCTCTTCCTGCACGTTTCTCGCTTCGGCAGCTTTCTGCTGCGCTTCAAAACGCTGCAGCCGGTCAAGGCGTCTTGCCACATCAGGCTCCACGCCCATCTCCCCCGCCTTTGTCTCCCACAGCGAGTCGTCTTCCAGAATGGCTTTGCTCAGCGCCGCTTCATCCAGTTTGGACGGGTCAGACACGTCCATCTGATAGCGGCTTGCCAGCATCTCCAATGCCGGCCGCAGCGTTTCCATCCCTTTCAGTCTCGCTCGGATCAGGTTCTGCATCTCCCGGTTGTATTCCGGATCTTTCATGATCTCCTGCCAGGTCATGCGCTGGGGCGCATCGCCCGTTTTGGGTTCTTCTCCCGCCGCGCCATCGGCCTGCGGCACTGCGGCAGCTTCCCCCGCTTGTTCCTCAGCGGCGGCCTGAGGTGCCTGGTTCTGCGGCTGCGTCATGGCCATTTGACGCTTCTGCTTTGCCACGGCTTTTCTCGCCCGATCGGTGATCTTGTGTCTCGGTACACCCAGAGCCTCCAGCTCTGCCTGTGCCGCCTGCTCGTCGTCAGCAGGAGTTACGACCGTTGCGCCGTCTCCGCCCGTCTGCCCTCCGGCTTCGCCGCCTTCGGCAAACAGCTGCAGATCCAGCTTTTTGAGAAATTCCATACGTTCCCTCCGTATTGTCTCAGCCCGTTAGGTGGGCGCTCCCGTTTTTTGTGCCCCCGGCAGGGATCGAACCTGCCTGCGCCTGATTATGGGCGGCGCCGTTACCTCTGGGGGCATACGACCCCGCTCAGCGGGGCCATACGGAAAGAAGAGTACTGATGAAACGTCCACTGACATTTCCACCTGACGCCCCCATGGTAGCAACAAAGGCCCGGGGGTTGTCTACCCCCGAGCCTCCACAAATTTTTCGGCCGTTTTTATCTTGTCGAACTGCTCATTTCCCACGGTTCCCGCATCGTCAGCTGCACGCTTTCCGGATAGTGTTTCGCCAACAACTCCAAGCCGCTCTCTACCCCACGCAGGCAGTTGACATCTTCCGCCCCCAGCATTGCCGACAGCCAGACGTCCCCCGACTCCACCTTGTCGATTTCTATCGTTTTTGCTCTTTCCGTCAGGACTTGCCGCAGGGTATACAGCAAAATGCTTGTCGCAGCACACACCAGACTTTCTCCCGCCGGTGCATCCTCCGCGTGCCCTTTCGCGTGAAGCACGTACCGCTCTCCGTCCCAGTTCCTCGTGATGGAGATCATGCGCCCTCACCCGGCTGCGACGCCTCCCGTGACTGCCGCCGGCTCTTCTCTACCGCCGCGTGTTCCTTCTTTCCCTCTGCTCCGCCGGCCGCGTTTTCCACGTTCACCCCGCCCATGGGTGCCATCACCGGTCCCGGATCCACCCCGGCGATCTGTGCCAGCTGCTGCAGCGCTGCCGCGTCCTGATGTTTGGCCGCCAGTGCCGCCGCGTAGCTCATCAGCAGCTGCAGTCTGTCGTTCATGTCTCCCATCTGCCGCACCTTGCCCACGATCTCCTGCTTGCCCCGGAAGTCCATCATCTCCAGACACATCAGCGTCTGGTCGGTTCTGGCCGGATCGAAAAAGCCCAGCTGGAAGAACTGGATCGCCATCTCGTTGTTGGCAAGGGTGGTGTATGCGTTCTGCTTCTGCGCCGTGATCTCAATGTCAAATACCGGCATGCGCGTCAGCGGCGAACCGTCCGGCAGCTGTCCCACTACCTTCGGCTGCAGCCCGCCGTTTTGGTATGTGACAAACTCCTCTTGCCCCTGCTTGTTGGTAATGCGGAACTTGCGCGGTGCCGTGTAAAACTGCCGGATCAGCTCCACGCACATGTTCACCACTTCCGTGAATACTTCCCAGCTTCTCTCTGTGGCGTCCCTGCTTCCCTTTCCGCTGGCCTCCTGCAGCGCTGCAATGGCGCTGGCCGCCGTCACGCCGCTGGAGGTGCTGCCGGTGGAAGTCTCCGTGTTGCCGCTGGTCTCCCGCAGCTCGTTGATCTTGTGCTCCATGGCGCCGATGTAGTTGCCCTGCAGCGGCTGGTAGTCGATCACCCGCACCGAATCCTCGCCCAGACCGTTCACCGTCTCCACAATGGGGTTGGTCAGGTCCAGCAGCTGCTCTTTGTTGACCCCCGCATTCTGCCGCACAAAGAACCGTGGCGTCGCGCCCGCCATGGTGTTCTTCAGGATCGCCGTGTTCATCAGGTCGATCTCCGTCTGCGGATTGCGGCACACGTCCACAAATCCGTAGCCGCAGGGCGAGCCCTCCACTGGGTACAGGTCATCAAACGCATAGGGGAATTTCCCGTGGTCGTACAAGCCTCTCTCGGCCAGCGCCGGGTCGTTTTCCGTGGCGTACAGCACCGTGGTGCCTACGTACTTGCAGTAATGCAGCTTCCCCGCCTTGTGGTAGTAAATCTCGATCACCGTCACCTTGTTTTCGGTGGGTACGTTGTCGTCGTAGATAAATTTGCTGGTCAGGAATCCCTTGCCCTTCAGCTCGTCCTCTACCCACGGGTACTGCTCTTTCAGCAGATCCTTGTCCATCAGCTCCGCGTGGAAAAAGTACTTGCTGTTCTGGATGTCCTCCACGCCCGGCTCCCAGAACACATTCAGCAGGCTCACCGCTTCAATGCCAATGTCGCCCAGCCCGTTCAGCTTTCTGCCGTCCCAGATGATCTTGTAAACGCCCGTGCCAAACTTCTGCTTTTCCCACTGCAGCTTGTCGTAGGTCTTTTTGAACCGGTTCTGCTGCAAAATCACCGGTACAATGCTGCTCAGTTCCTCCGCCGCCTGCCGGTCGCTGGCCTCTCTCGGCAGAAATCCCGGCTGCGGATAGGCTGCCATCGCGTCCGCGTGCTTGCTGACCACCACATTGTGCAGCCACGCGCTCTTGCTTTGGAACGCCTTGTCCTCGCTTACGCCTCCGTGCCGCAGCTTCCACCACTGCTCGCTCTCGATCACGCGGTTTTCCACGCTTTTCTTGCCCGCCTTGTAGGTCTGCAGCACGCGGGTCCATTCCTGCAGCTGTTCCCTTCCCACGCGCTTGCCCGCCGTGACCTCCGCCGGCATGCCTTGGTTTCTCTCGTCCATCGTTTATCCTCCTCTGTATGCCCGGTAGTTCTCGTCGTTGTCCTTGATCTGGTCCAGCGGGTCGAATACCAGCGTTTTCTCTTTCATCGGCAGCACCGGCTTCACCGGCCGCGTCATGCACATGTAGCGCCACTCGTCGGCCACGTGGTCTTCTCCCTCCGTGTCCAGGTCTTCCGGATGCCGCTCGTCGTACAGCAGCAGCGGGATCGTCCGGATAAATGCCTCGCAGTTGCGGAAGATGTAGCACCGCGCGTAGCCGTTCTCGTCGAACTGCAGCCGATAGTGGCACTGCATCCAGCCTGCCATGCGCTCGTGGTCGCCCTTGTCGAAGTAAAGCCCGTACCGCATCGCGGTCTCTGCAATGCTCTCGCCCCGGCTGGCGTCCCAGATGGCGGGGTCGGCTACGCCGTCCCGGATCCGCCTTCCTTTCAGCCACGGGTGACTTTGCTCGATCTCCCGCGCCTTGCGGAACTGCTCGTCCGGCGTCCACCGCATGCCCTCGTTGGGCTGCCCCGTGCAGCCGTACATCTCCAGAATGCGGTACATCACGCCGTCGTAGTCGATGGCCCACCACGCCATGGAGAATGGCTTGTTGTAGCCGAAGTCGTAGCTGCGCATGATGGTCCATCCCTGCGGCACGCCGTAGTCCGGGTCGATGGGATCGATCACATGCACCCACCGTTTCTGTCTCACGGCGTCTTCCACCGTGATGCCCGCCTCTGCGCACTTGTCCGGCTGCGGCTCTGTGCGGAACTCTTCAAAGAACTGTCCGGCAAATACGTCCCAGCTGCCGTCCAGCCACATATCCCGCAGCTTCTTCGGCAGCGCCTGCAGCGTCTCCAGATACTTTGGGTCTGCCGCCATCAGCGCGTGGTTGTCTGTCACTCTCGCCGGGATGAACACGTAGTCCTCTGCCTTTTCCGTTCCCTCAAACCGCCGGTCGATGAACAGCCGCTTGTGCCAGGCGTGACTCTTTCCGCCGGGGTTGCATGTAAAATACGTCCTGTGTGGAAATCCGCCGGTGCCGCGCACGCAGGCGTCGATCTTGGTGATCTGATCTTCGCTCAGCAGCGTGCTCTCGTCCAGAAACAGAACATCCGTTTCTGTGCCCTGAAACCGGTCCACATCCTTCTCTGCGTCGCAGTAGCGGAACAGGATCTGACTTCCGTTGGGGAAGGTGATTTCCTTCTTGCTGTCGTTGTAACTGGCCAGCCGCTCTCTCTTGTCCGGGTGCCCTGTTCGCAGCATCTTGCGAAAATGCTTGATGTGGTTGGCGTCCAGCTCCGGGTACGTTTTACGCACGATCATGCACACGATCCCCGGCCACCTCAGACACAACAACGTCGCCTTTGTCCGGATCGCCCAGCTCTTGCCGCCGCCTCTGGCGCCGCCGTAGGCCACGTACCGCTCTTTCGCGTGCAGGAACTCCCACTGTCGTTCGCTTGGCTCCGGGATTTTCAGCGTTATGCTCATTCAGCACCCTCCCGAAACGCCTGTTCCATCTCCACTCGAACACCGCCGCCGTCTTTGCTCTGGCGCCGCTCCTCGATCATGGCCCACTTGTCGATCAGCGTTCCGATCGCTGTGGTGATCTGGTTTGGCGTGGCGTTGGCCATCATGTCGGGGTTCATCAGCGCCTCCAGTCCCTTGCCGATAATGCTGCAAACGGCGTCCCGCTGGCCCTCCATGTAGCTCAATATATCGCGCGCGCACGCGTTTTTTCCCTCCGCCGCACCCGCCACATCCTCCGGCCGCGCCAAAACCAGCCGTTTCACCGTGTTGGGGCTGCACTTGTTCTTCTTGGCCGCCGCGTTGTAGCTGCCCAGCAGCACGTAGTCGGCCAGGATTCTGTTTTTCTGCTTCTCCGTCAGCCGTTTTTGCTTCGCCAAGCCGCTCACCTCCTCGCTTTATCATGCCATCAAAGGCCCGGGGGTCGTCTACCCCCGAGCCTCTTCTTCCTCCTCCGCCGTCGCCAGCGCCACGTGCATCGGGCAGTGGCCATAGTTCCACGAACAGCACTTTTCCTTCAGCCACGTTTGCCGTTTGGTCTCCGACCGAAAAAACAGCTGTACCGTCTGTCCCGGCTCACAGCCGCTGCACATGATTTTCTGCTTGGCGCGGCTCTCGTCCCGAAAGTACGGGCATTTGGCGTCTGCCCACGCGCCGCTGGCTTTATCGCGGCTCATGGTTCTGCTTCCTTCCGGTCACCACCGGCCATACATGCTCCAGCCAGTCGATCCACGCCTCACACATGCAGCTGCTCTTGTACTTCTCACAGCCCGGGCAGGGGGACGGCGCGATTTCATGGGGCTTGCCCCGCTTCAGTTCGTTCATCGGTTTCTCCTTTCACTCGATGTCTTTCCCTGGCGTCCCCCAACGCCCTTTGTCTCCGGTGCCAGATAGCGTATGTAATGGCACCCTGTCTCGATGTTGTATTCTCCGCTTTCCAGCAGTAGCGCTCTGGCCGGGGCTTTCATTGCCCCCGCAGTGGTCACCACCTGTTCGGTGATCTCCGGCTTTTTCAGATTGCGCGTGCAGCTGTATTTCTTCACATTCTCTCCGCGCCGTGCCTGACGCAGCAGATATACCGCCAGCGGCGTGTAGTCCACCTGATCGTGCAGAGGCTCGGTGTAGGTGCTGCCCATGCCCCACAGCTCCGTGATGGTCTTCTCTCCGATCCACCACTCGCCGTCACGAAAGATGACCCCGCCGCCCATCAGCACAATGTGCACGTGGGGACGCACCGGCCGGCCTGTCTCTCCGTCCATTTCACTGTGGACCCACAGGGCGCGCATCTCCACGCCCTGCTTTTTCAGCGCTGTGCGAATCTTCCGCAGCGCCTTGGCCGTCAGCTTGTCCTGCTCTTCCCATGTGGAAAATCGCCCCAGCCATTCGTCTGTGTATTTCCCTGTCACCAGCACGTCGTGGCAGTCTGCATTGCAGTTCAGCGTCCGCGCACAGGCTTTCACCGCCGCGCGTGCATTGGCGTCCCGCTTGGCGGCGCCTGTGTTGCCCTTCACCTTGCCTCTGCGCACCTTCACCCGCTCGTCCACATAGAACTTGCTCTTTTCGATCACGCGTCCGCTTTTGTAGGTTCGGATCACACACTTCACTCCCATCTTCCCTCTCCTTTTGGTACATGGTTCTAAACTTAGGCTCTTAAGGGGCCAATCAAAATACGCGCGCATGCGCGTGATACAATATCCAAATGTCGCAGCTTTCGCTCCACAGGCCGCCCGATCTCCATCGGGCAGTCTGTGGAACGGCCGCGGTTGCCTTTTCCGCGGCTGTTCCTGTAGAGAAAGGATGTTCGCCCCGTTTCCCACGCGGGGCGTGGAGCCGCCGACCGGACTCGAACCGGCATTCCCTGCTTGGGAAGCAGGCGTCCTCACCCTTGGACGACGGCGGCATGTCTGCCCTGCCGGAATTGCACCGGTGCTGCTTGCGTACAGAGCGCCTGCTTACGGACCGGCGCTTATTTATATGGAGGAAGTTCTATGCCCCCGCCAAGTCGCAATGCGGGGTGGTAGGCGATCGGGGACTCGAACCCGGGACCGGGCGGTTATGAGCCGCCTGCTCTGACCTGCTGAGCTAATCGCCCTTGTCTGCCCAACCGGAATCGCACCGGGGCCGCTTGCGCGGAGCCTCTTTTACAGGCCGAGGCTTATCGAGGTGACCAATGAGAACGCACCTTTCGGCGCGTGGCAGGGGCGACAGGGCTCGAACCTGCGCGTCAGGGAGTCAAAGTCCCTTGCCTTACCGCTTGGCTACGCCCCCATATCCCCCTCCCTGCCTCCCCTTGTCAGGGGAGGTGGCGGCGTCAGCCGCCGGAGGGGTAGTCATTCATTATCACATGCGCAGTTTCCCCATCTCCAGCATCTTACTGCCGTCCGGGTCTTCCTCCATGCACTTCAGAAGATCGTTGAGCACCCACAGCACGTCTTCCGTGTCCCGTGTGTTTGCCTCGCTCTTCACCATGTGGCAAGCGCCGCCGTACTCCCACGTCAGCGCCACCATATGCCCGCGCACGCCCGCGCGCACATTTTTCACTTCCATCACAACGCCTCCTCTAAAATCAGTTCCATCTCCGCGCTGCCCACTTCTCCGTCAGCGCCGTAGCAAATATGTACCCGCACGTCACGCACATAGCGCCCGCTGATCGTCAAAATAGCCCGCGGAAAAGCCTCCTGTACGCGCTGTGTCACGCGCAGCAGGCCTTCCACACCCATATGCTCTTGCTTTTCCACGGGCTCCTCCTTCCCAACAGGCGCGCACCTCCGCTGTCCTGTCCTGTCCTGTCCTGTCCTTTGCCTCCCCTTGTCAGGGGAGGTGGCGGTGTCAGCCGCCGGAGGGGTAGTCCCCGCCGCTCGCTCCACCTTCTGTACATATCCCGGCGCCTGCCGGTGGCATTTCAGGTCGTTTCTCTTTCGCCAGTCCGCAACCGTGTTGCGGCTCACGCCCAAAGCCTCTGCCATGTCAAGGTCGCACAGGCCGTCATTGTACAGCTGTATCGCCCGCGCTTCGTCCAGCCCCGTCCTGCGCTGCAGCTGCGGGTGTAGCGGCAGGCGCATCCGCTGTCGCCATTTGCGCACCGTCGTCTTGGTGACGCCCAGCGCATCCGCCAGATCCAGATCGCACATTCCGGTGATGTACAGCTGCATTGCCCGCAGCTCATCCAGTTTTCCGTTCGGCTTTCTCTGTGTCGGTGCCTTCCGCTCTCTCTTCCTCGCCGCCGGCACGCCCTCTGCCCCCAGTTCCAGCAGCTTCTCCCGCATCTCCTCTTTGCTTACCGCGTTCA